GTCATAAAGTATACGCTATTTACAAAGATGTTGTAACTTCTATTGACAAATCTGAATAATTCTAGTAGGATATACGCTATGCTGCACATGACAACTAAGAAACCAATGCCTTCCAAGAACAAAGACAAGAAAAGCGCTCCTATGCCTATGCCTGTTCGTGGATCTCGTACAGCTAAAAACAAAGCTAACAAGAAGACCAAATAAATGGCTCGTCCTGTCACAGTAGGCTTAAACCTTACTGCAAACACCCTCACTACTGTCTACACAGTTCCTACTGGCTATTACGCTAAGTGGAACTTGATGTATTTGTTTAACGGTACAGGGTCTACTAAGAATATTGCAGCTTATTGGCATGATGCTAGCACAACTACCGATATCTACGTTATGGATGGTACTGTGACATCTAAGAACTATGTACGTCAGGATGGTGGAGCCTATGTTGTCATGGAAGAAGGCGACAAGGTGATGATGCTTAGCGAAGCAGGCAGCACATTTAGCACTATCTGCACCTTTGAGCTGTTCAAAAAAGAAGGTATTTAATAAATGACATATCTAGAGATTGTTAATAACGTGTTACGTAGGTTGCGAGAGCCTACAGTGACTAGCGTTAATGCAACACCTTACTCAGCTCTTATCGGTGTATTCGTTAACGATGCTAAGCGTGAAGTAGAGGATGCAGCTGAGTGGAACTCTCTATCTTCTACTATTACTCTGAGCACTGTAGATAACACTTACAACTATACTCTCACAGGCGCTGGTACTCGTTTCCGTGTCATTGATGTCTTGAATGACACCTCTGATGTGGAAGTTCGCTACGCTCCTACTAAGTGGATGAACAAACAGTTCTTATTAGCTAATAACCAAAAAGGGGCTCCTGTTTATTACAACTTCAACGGTGTAGATAGTAACAACGACACACAGGTAGATATTTGGCCTGTTCCTGAGCAAGCTTACACTCTTCGTTTCAACTTAGTTATCCCTCAAGCAGACTTGACTACAGAGACTACACGTGTGTTAGTGCCTGCTCACTTAGTCTCTATGTTGGCTTACGCTAAAGCTATTGCTGAGCGTGGTGAAGACGGTGGTAACCTCTCCTCTGAAGCTTACGCTTTGTACAAGATGTCTCTAGCTAACGAAGTTGCTATTGAGCGTAATCGTTACGAAGAAGAGATGAACTGGGTTGCTCCCTAATGTCTGAGACACTACTCACTGCTTCAATTGGTGCTCCCGGCTTCATGGGTGTTAACACTCAGGATAGCTCAGTATCTCTTGAGGCTGGTTTTGCCACTAAAGCTCATAACTGCGTCATCGACAAGTTTGGTCGTATTGGTGCTCGTCAAGGCTGGGCTGCTCAACATGCGTCGAATAGCGATCTAAACACCGCAAATATTGCAGCGATTGGTGAGCTTATCGCTCAAGACGGTACTTCATACGTTATCGCAGCTGGTAACGGTTGCTTGTTTAAGTTGGTAGGCTCTACGCTTACTAAGCTTACCTATGGTGGTGGAGGATCAGCACCTTCTATCGGCACTAATAACTGGCAGATGGCTCCTTTGAATGGTGTCTTGTATCTGTATCAAACAGGGCTTGATCCTCTGGTGTTTGATCCAGCTGTGTCTACGACTACCTTCCGTCGAGTATCTGAGAAGACAGGCTATCTGGGTACAGTTCAACAATCAGCTTGTGCTATCAGCGCCTATGGTCGTATCTGGTCAGCTGCTTCAGCCACTAACAAGAGCTTGATTCAGTTCTCTGACTTAGAGGCTGGTCATGTGCTTACTACAGGCACAGCAGGTACTTTGGATGTCTCAGCTGTATGGCCTAATGGCTCAGACGAAATCATTGCCTTAGCTGCTCATAACAACTCCCTGATTATCTTTGGTCGTCGCCAGATCTTGGTGTACAAAGGCGCTCGTGACCCTTCAGGAATGAGTTTAGAGGATACAGTTAACGGTGTTGGTTGCTGTGCTCGTGATTCAGTTGCTTTGACAGGCTCTGATGTCTTCTTCTTGTCTGATTCAGGTGTTCGCTCACTTGCTCGTACCATTCAAGAGAAGTCAGCACCTATGCGTGACATCAGCGCTAATGTACGTGATGACTTGGTAACTAACCTTAACGTAGAAGACTTGGCTAATATTAAGGCTGTGTACTCAGACACCAATGCCTTCTACTTGTTGTCATTCCCTACAGCTAAAGTAACTTACTGTTTTGATACTCGTAAGGCTCTGCAAGACGGTTCAGCAAGGGTAACTACTTGGAGTATCTATCCTAGAGCTATGTTCTCAACACGTGCTAAATCGTTGTTGATGGGCTTTGCTGGCTACATCGGTAAGTACAGCACTAACTTGGATAACGCAACTAAGTATCGTTTCCAATACTACACTAACTACTTCGATCTGAGTAAGCCTAGTGTTACAAAGATCCTCAAGAAGATTAGCTTTACCTGTATTGGTGGCGCTAATGCTGTCTTGACGCTCAAGTACGCTTTTGATTACAGCAGTAACTACCTGTCTCGTCAGGTAACTATTGGTAACATTGTTGTTGCTGAATATGGTATTGCTGAATACGGTTTGTCAGAATATACGACAGGTATTGTCTTTGATAACCAACGTGTACAAGCTAGTGGCTCAGGAAGTATCTTACAGCTAGGTATTGAGACAGAAGTAAATAATTTTGATTTGAGCATCCAGAAGGTCGATGTTTTCTGTAAAGAAGGAAGAACCCAATAATGACAGCCTATACCAAAGCCACTGACTTTGCAGCTAAGGACGCACTATCTACAGGTGATGCAGCCAAAGTTGTTAAAGGTACTGAGATTGACGATGAGTTTAACCTTATCGAAACAGCTGTGAACTCTAAGTCCAACACAGCTTCCCCTACGTTCACAGGTACTGTCACACTTCCTGCTGTTACTCTTAATGGGGCCATCACAGGAACTATTGACGGCGGTACGTACTGACCATGAAGACTCCTGTAGTTATTCGTGATGACTACGTGATGTATCTTGAGTGGTTTAATAGTTTTCTTTGGTTTCATACCGATGTGTTAAAATGGAACAAAACTGTTAAAAAAGAGTTTACTAAAGATTTAAATACGTTACAATCTCTTCTTCCATTACCTTTAAAGGCTATGGTCAAAGAAGACCAAACTAAATTAGCTAAGTTTGGAGAGACTGTAGGATGGAAAAAGGAACAAGATATGATTTTAAACGATGGCTCTAAGGCTTTTATGTATACCTTTGGTGGGAGTAAGTAATTATGGGTGATTTTGTAAGCGATGCGGTATCAGTAGCTGCACCTATTGCAGGTGCTTACTTTGGTAGTCCTACAGGGGCTGCTATTGGTTCAGCCATTGGTGGTGCTCTCTCTGGTGGTAACGAAGTACGTCAAGGTAATCAACAGCTTCAACAAGCTGCTCAAATGAGCCAGTTCCGTCCTATCGGTATTACTAATACATTCGGTACGTCTAACTTTGGCTTTGACGATCAAGGTAGGCTGTCTAGTGGTGGTTATACTCTTTCACCTCAGCTACAAGGGTATCAAAATCAATTAGCAGGGATGACAGGTCAAGGGCTACAACAAGGTCAAACCTTGATGAACTTAGGTCAGAGCTACCTTGGTGAATCTCCTGAAGCTGTACGTCAGCGTTATATTGACCAACAGACTGCTTTGTTAGCTCCTGAGAACGAACAGACATTGGCGGGTATCCGTAACAAACTCTTCCAGACAGGCCGTGGTGGTCTAGCTACAGGCGCTACTGAGGCCGGTGGCTTAGCTGCTACTAACCCTGAGATGGCTGCTTACTACAATGCCTTGGCTAATCAGCAACTCCAGTTGGCAGCAGGTGCAGACAAAGCAGCTCAACAGCAGATCACCTTCGGTACTGGTTTGCTCACAGGTGCTTACGATCCGTTGAAGGCTGGTTTGACTACTCAAGGTGCTGTTGAAGCTCTTGGTCAACAACCGTTTAACCTCGGTTTGGATGCAGGAGGTCGTTCAACTACTGGCTCAGCCGCCGCAGGTAACTTACTTGCCCAACAAGCTAATCCTTGGTCTACAGCAGCTTCTAGCTTGCTTCGTAACCCTCAATTCACTCAAGGTGTTGGTAGCTTATTTGGTAACGGTCAATCAAGTATTGGTAGCGTAATGCCTAATATTGGTAGCTGGTATGATTCAGCATCTCAAGACTTTTAAGGAACACTGATATGGCTACTGATTCTGTTATGGGGCTATTTGCCTCTCCTGAGCAACTTCAACAAGCTCAATATAACCAAGCTCTTGATCGTAGTATCGAACTTGCTAAGTTGTCTCCTGTACAACGAGGTTTAGCTAACGTAGGTGCTTCATCTTATATGCTCGGTGGAGCTATTGGCTCTGCTTTGGGTGCTGAAGATCCTCAGTTGAAGATTGCTACAGCTCGTCGTCAAGCTATTCAAGGAATGGATCCAACTAACCCTGACTCCATTATGCAAGCAGCTCAGCGTCTTTCTATGACAGATCCTGCTGGTGCTTCTCAACTTGCTGACATGGCTCGTGCAGCCGCTTTAAAGAAAGCTCAAACCGACAAAGCAATGCGTACAACAGGGGCTACCACAGTCTCAGAGCGTAACCGTGAGATGATCTCAAACGCTGAAATTAAATTAGCTAAAGGGGAACCTCTTACTGCTGAGGAAGAAGCTCGTGTGCGTTGGTTAGTAGGTCAAGAAAATAAACCTAAGATCTTCCGTGATTCTGAGACAGGTGAAATTACTCAGATTGATCCGATTGATCTGTCTACATCGGCTCCTAATATTGCTGCTTTGGTGGGTAAGGCCTCAAAAGCTGGTGGAGTTGGTGGTACAGTTTCTACTACACCTGCAACAAAGGTATCTCCTACAATTCGTAAAGAAGTAGGTAATGTCGATGAACAACTAACTTCTCTTGATACTTCGGTTGCTAAGATTACAGCCTTGACTCCTAAAATTCAAGAACTCAATCTGGGTTTGTATCAGAACGTAGAGCGAGGCGTGTCAGGCTTCATGGGCAAACCTACTGAAGATACCAAGGCGTTTAAGCAGCTACAGCGTGAAGTTCGTTCTCAAGCTAATAACTTGCTGCTGTTGGCTAAAGGCACTCAAACTGAGGGTGATGCTCAACGTGCTAAAGACCAAATTGCAGATGAAGACACATGGAAAAACAAGGAGTTGTTGACCTCTGCTTTTGAAGACCTTGCTTCAACATTGGGCAACACTAAGAAAGCTTTGGAAGCTAAGCGTACAACTTTGACATCCTCTGGTGTGCCTGAACTGCCTACTTTTGGTGCTAATGATGTAGCTCCAAAGAAAAGCCCTATGTCAGGAGCTAACCCACAACTTCAACCCTCTGCTGAACCGACTATGCCTCAAGGTAAACCTCTTACACAAGCGGTTATCGACAAAGCAAACGATGCTATCAAACGTGGCGCAAGCCGTGAGTCTGTGATGAAGCGCCTTAAAGACCAAGGCTATACCGTACAGTAAAGGAAATATATGGCAGATGTGTCTTTTGATGATTTGATTCCTAAGGATGTTTCCTTTGATGATTTAGTCCCTCGTTCAACAGGAGAAGCACTAGGTCGACAGTTGGGTTTGACAGGACGAGCAGTTATTGAGAGTTTTACCTCTCCAGCTACTGCTGTGTTGGAAGCAGGTCGAGGTGTTTACAATATTGGCGCTAACCTTCTAGGGTCTGAAAGTCGTATTCCTAGCTTTGCTCAAGCACAAAGTCAAACGCTTACTCAAGCAGGTTTTCCTGAGCCTGAGAATCGTTTAGAACGTGCTGTACAAGCTGGCACTCAGGCCATGACAGGCACTGCTGGCTTAGCTAAACTAGCTCCTACGGTCCCTGCGTTGGCAGCTGACATGGCGCGTCAGATCCCTGTGTCAGCTATTGCTGGTATGGTTTCTCAACCCACCGCTGAAGTTATCAAAGACTACACAGGTAGTGACTTAGCAGCCACTATTGCTGCAATAGGTGCAGGTACTTTAGCTGCTGGCGCTTCAGGCCGTGCTATTGGCGCAGCCATGAAAGAAAACAAACCTGTCTTCACTATGGATGAGGTACGTCAACGTGCGTCTCGAGCCTATAAATCTGTAGACGATGCGGGTATTGCTGTTAAACCTCAGAGTGCGCTAAGTATGGTGGGAGATATTCGTAAGTCTCTAGATGACGCAAATATGATACCCGGCTCTCCTGAAGCTGCTGCTGCTGAACGTACTTTGGCACAGATGGAAAAGATTATTGGTACTCAGCGCGTTCCTTTCGCCACTGTTGATCGTCTACGTCAATTAGCCAATCAGTTAAAAGGTAGTTCAGACCCTAAAGAAGCTCGTTTAGGTTCTGTGGCTGTGGACTCAATTGACAGCTACATTACTAAGCTTAACGGTCGTGATTTGGTTGCGGGTAAAGCAGGTCTGGATGATGCTGTTAAAAAGGTAATGGACGCTCGTAAAGATTGGCGTAATTCTTCTCGTGCTCAGGTACTAGAAGACGCTCTTAATGTAGCTGAGATTAAGAAAGAGATGCCTAATGCTTCTGAAAGTGAACTGATCCGTCGAGGCTTTGTTAACATTGCAGCTAACAAAAACAAGATGAACCTGTTTAATGAACAAGAGCAAAACATCATTAAATCTGTTATCAAGGGAGGGAGTCTTGATCCTTTGATGAGCTTTGCTGCTCAGTTTAACCCTGCTCGTTCTAAGCTGTCAGCTGCTGCTTATGGCGTGGCTGCTACACAAACTCCAATGTCTGCTGCTGGTTTAGCTGCTGCTGGCTACGGAGCAGACACTATCCAAAGCGTGCTTCGTCGCCGAGCTGCTCAGCAAGCTGCTAATTTGATTGCTTCAGGTCAAGCATTGCCTACACAGCCTAATCTGGCCTATCGTGGTCTTCTTACTACAGGTTTAGTTCCTCCAGAAGCCCAGTAATGCCTCTCTTAATCCTTGCTGGTGCTCTCAAGGCTGTTGAGGCTATCCA